TCATTAGCTACATGAATATTATCTATTTTTGATAAAGTTCTTGCAAATACTGTTGTACCGCTTCTTGGAATGCCCGTTATAATAAATTTATTCATTATTATTTTTTCTCATTAGAGTTGAAATTGTTTGGTGTATTTCTTCTAAAGTCATATCAGTAAAGCTGTTTAGCAGTCTTCCGACTGCCATTGACTTAACACTAAGTAAATCGCTAATTTCATACGTTTCAGAAGTCACGTGCCAATTTCTATCTTGAAAGAACTTTAGTGCTTCTATATGTAAACTGTTATCTAAAAATTCTATATAATATTTTCTGTTTTTAAATATATTAACAATTTCTAACGTGCATCCGTTATTTTTTAGAATAATAGTTCTATCTATAAGTTTCCCGTCTCGAAGAAATTCAGCAGCTAATCCTCGTATTCCTGTGCCGCCTGTGTCCTCATATTCAGTTTCTCTATAATAAAAATCATCTACTGAAGTAGCATTTCGATTAACTTCTGTAATTTCTTGTTTGTGTACAATCATACAATTACTTAGTCAAAAAAATAGAGCCCGAAGGCTCTATTTGGTGTAACCCCACCGTAGTTTATTTTTTCTTAAATTGCGGAGGTACTTCACCTTTTTTAGGCTTGCTACCTTTGCCTTTGCCTGCATCTTTAGCGGCTTTTTTCATTGGCTCTTTTTTATCGCCATCTTTGTCAACATCTAAGAAGTCTGGCTTGGCTTTCTTTTCTTGTAGTGCTGCCATTAGTGTTGCTTTAATGTTTTCAGTGTTCATTGGATTATCGCCGCCGGCTGTTGCAGGATATGATTTTTTCTTTTTGTGCATGTCGTTACCATTTGGAATAGCATCACTCATGTCACCATACTGTGCATCCGGTTCGTTTGCATAGTCGCCTTCAACTTCGATTTCGTCTTCAACTTCTTCCATCTCTGGTTCGTCTTGTGGTTCTCCAACAATGCTTGCTAAACGTTCCATGTCCATACGTGGCGAAAGCATTTTAGCACTTACTGGCTCAGCTGCACTCATGCCTGCGTTTTTCATCATGTCTAGCAAATCAGCAACATGGTCTTTGCCGCTTGCATTTAAGCTAACACTCATTGTTACTGGATTACCTTTGTCCATCTCTGGCGCAGGCAGTGACGGAGGCATTCCCATTGGACCTTCTAGTGCATCTATAGATTCTAATAATTTTTTCATTGTTGACATTTTTAACTCCCTACCGGACTGGTATTGTTTTGTTTTTCGTCTATATCTTTTGACTCTCCAACCGGTGCACCTTCTGCGCCGCTGTGTTCATTTTCTTTTTGAGCTTTTTCTAACTCTTTTAACAAGCTCATTACTCTACTTTCGCCTACATCTGCCTGAGCGCTTTCGCCACCCATATCTTCTTTAGTAAGCATTGCTTCGTACGGCGCATCGTCTTTCATTTCTTGATATAGCTCTTGCGGCTCATTTGGATTGCGAACAATTAAGTGACTTTGTGATATACCACAGCATTGTCCAATATATTCTTGTAATGTTTGCACAGTAGTAGGATATTCTGTTTCAACTTCAAAATACGTAACTTCCATATTTTGTAATTGAGGAAAGTCTAATGGGCGTTCTTGAATTGGTGTTTTCTTACCAGCTGAACTACCTAGTAGTTTAAATTTTTGTAGTGCAGTTTCCATTCGATCCTGGAACCCTTCAGGTAGTTCTCCTGCGACTCCTATCTTAAACTCGTAAGTTTTTTTAGATTCTGTTAATAATTGCGCAAATGATCTCATTCGTTGTTCCCTATCTATATATTATTTATCTTTATCCATACCTTTTAGGCGCTGTATGAGACTGTTTCTATCAGTAACAACATAGCCTTCGCCGCTAATCATGCCACTTTCGCCGTTGCCACCATCTTTATCCATTTTTTCTTTTTTAAGTTGCAGGTCAATCATCTTTAACTTTTTGTCTAGTTTTGCAACCTTAGCATCTAGCGATGTTTTAAGCATGCCGCCTGCAACTTCAAATACTCTACTAGCATAACGACTTTCAACATTCATACCTAAATCCATTAAGTCTTCATATGCTGACATTGCTTTATCAGCAACTTCATTAAGTTCTTTATCAGCCATTTCGCCGAGGCCTTTTACAGCAGGCAATGCACTTGCAATTTTATCAAACTCTTCTATATCACGAAATGTTTCTTGTCGTTCAAGATCATGTTTAGTTTGTTCTGCTTCTTGTAACTCCGCTTGCGCAACAATTTCTTGTGACTCGGGCAAATTTAACAAGTCTTCTAATTTTTTTGTCATTGTAATTTTCCATTAACTGCTACTATTATTTATCGTTTTCGACCAGTATGGAAGATATCGTCTTCTGTTACAATTCTAAAGTAAATGCCTTTTTGTTTGCACCATGCTCTTGCAGCTTCCCATTTAGCCTGATTTACAATCCAATGTGCTTGATTAAGTTGCGAACGTCCTAATTTTTCTTTAATTGCTTGGTTAGCGGGTTTAACTTCTATAAGTTCTACACGCTGCTTGCCGCCTTTGTCGCCATAAGCAATAAAAAAGTCAGGAACATAAATTGTTTGTTTTCCAGTTAACGGATTTCTATATGGAATACGTATTGCTTCACTTGCCCACTGAGTAACGCTAGGATGTTCATCGCAGAATTTCATAAAATGAAACTCCCAGCCGCTTCTATATGTTGGAGTTTTTGTTCCTACATATTTGGTAGGGTTTTTAAGTTTGAACTTTCCTTGAGCAAAGCGACCCATATCAAACTATTATATTCCGTTGATCAAACAATAAATTTTCTGATTGCTGTCGATATCCAATAGAACTAGTTTTACGTCTGTTAGCGTTTATTATTTGTGCAACAATATTGCTCAATTGAACATCATTAATACCTTTTAATGTATCTATTAATTTAAATACAGGAACGCTATCTCTTTTAGATTGTTCTAATAAAACACCGGCTGTATTAACAGCAGCAACTTTTTCAAAACCTCTTTTAAGAAAATAGCCAATAACAGCGTCAACTTCATTTTGTAGATAGCTAACGGTATTATTATTGCTATAATAATTATTAAAATATACTAGTGTGTCTTCTGTTGCTGTTTCTGCTGGAAGTCCGGAATTTGTCATAATTATACCTTCTTTATTTTATGCCGTTTTGTTGCATAGCATCACTAGCCATATTAGCAAGTTTAGCATCGCCGCTTGCTGCTTTGTCAACTAGACTATCAATTATTGCTTCTCTATCTGCTTTTGACGGCACTTGTTTAGTAAAATCAACATAGTTGTCGTATGGCAATAGTCCTGCATTAATTGCTTTGCCTGCTAAACTTTTTCTAGCAGCCGATTTTGCTTTTTTTCGAGCTGTGCCGCTTGCAGGAGCACTACTACTTAATGATCGTGATATTCTTGCACCATCTTTTGTTTCATATGTATTTTCTGCCGGCGGTGCTACAGGTGCATTAGTATTTTGTGTATCTTGTTTTGGAACTGTATATACATTTCCTGTTTGATCAAATTGAGTAGTTTCGGTTATTGTAGTTGACTGTGTTGCTGGAGTGTTTGAACTTCTTGTTAATGCTGGTTCATTAGCTGTTGGTGGATTTAGTAAACTAGGTCCAGAGTAAATATTGGATTGAGGTACAGTAAACGGACTTGGACTATTGTCATATCCCGTTTCTGGATCAGTAAATGCAACAGGTTGGCTATCTTTACCAATAGCTCCATTAGTATATTGAACTGATTCATATGCAATACTCATTACATTCTCATTTAATCCAGCACCGTCTGCTGCATCGACGCCGCCGTGATTCCATTGTGAAATAATTGGATTTACTAATGTATATGCAAAATATTGTTGACGCGATAACTGATATATTGTAATACTAGTAAAAAATGGTCCAGTAGTACCGTTATCTAGCCCATACTTAGGAACACTTTCGGCATACTTATCTCTGGTTGCATAAGGTCCTGCAACCAAGGCATTTTTTTGTACATTATGTCTGCCATCTAACCAATAGTACTTATAGTACTCTTCAAACAATGCCCTAGTTACACCTAAGTTATCATCATGAAAAGTAATATTAACATCATTATAGTCTATGTTTGTTTGAAATTGTTTAACTCTGTTGTATTGTTTTTTATTTTGAACATTAACTCTAAAACTTGGCAAATCTGCACTTTTAACTAACACTCCGATTTGTTTTTGAAATGCAAAAGCATTAACAGTACCACTATTGCCTACTTCTGGACTAGGTTCAAAAAGACAATGATATAAAAATTTTGTTTTAGGTGCGAATGCTAATCCGTATTCGTTAAACAGATTCTTTGCGTGTCTATAATCACGCATATGAATGTCATCTCGTGAACTTGCATATTGATTTTGTACTGTTGCCATACTAATATTTATCCAATAAAAAAACGGGAGTTAAAAAGAAACTCCCGTTTTATAATAATGGCAATTAAGCTAAACTGTATTAAGCGCCTTGGCCTGTTACTGTTTCGCCGCCTGTACTGCCTTGTGTCGATCTTGCTGTTGATATACCTACACCTTCAGGAGCACCTGTACCAGTTGCACCATATTGTATAGCATTATCATAACGAATAGTTAATGCAATAGTAACTGGTTCGTTTGTTGCATAGTTTAGTGAATTATAATTTGCACTTTCTATATAACACCCTACCAATTCAAATGCATCAAGCACATTTGCATTGAAGCCGCCGTTGCCGCCATCTAAAATTTCAATTTTAGTTGTAAATTTATATGACGCTGACGATACTGCACTTGCTTGCTCAAAGAAATCAAATTGTCTTTGTAGTTGTCCGCCAACAATTTTTTGTACGTTGTTGTTTGCATCATCACGTAAATTAATTGTAACTGGTTCCCAAGTATGCTTACCTGCAAGATATGTTCTTGAGTTATAAGCATCGATTGTCATTTGTTCAAATGACAAATTTGGACGACTTACATCGATTACGTTTTGTGTTAAGTCTCTAGTACCATTAACACTTACGCCACCGCCAAATCCTGTAAACAGAGTGCGGAAACGATATTGTAACTTAGGCATTAGGATTGAACTGTTTGAGTTCGCGCCGCCTGTTGGTACACTAATATTGTCTAAAGTTGTAATTGCCATTTATATCTCCTATTACAGTAGTATTTATGCATATGTGGGTAGGGATATTTCCCTACCCATTAAGTACGCATTTTATCCTAGTGCTGCAATCTCTCCTGTGTTCTTAATACGCAATGGTATGTAAATAAACTCAATTGCTTTTACTGGCTCAATAGCAATGTCTAAATATAGCTCATTTCTATCAATTCTTGCCGGAGTATTATTTGACTCATCGCATACACTTAAGAAGTCATACAAAGCTCTTAGTCCTACTAATTCAAGTAATAGAGCATCTGCTGCTGCTTTGACTTGATCACGTGTGATCTTATCATTTGGCTCAAACAAGTATGGTCTTGCAAGTAGTTCTAATTGTCCACGTAGGTAAACTGTAAGTCTTGCTACGTTAACTCTATCTAGCGCACTTGCATTTCTTGCACGAGTCTTTTGTCCAAATACAACAAGACCTGCACCGTTGATAAACGTAATTGGATTAATTGCGTTTGAATATAGTGTGTCGCGCTGTCCTGTGTTTAAAGACACAGTTTGGAATTCGCCCTCTGATGTTACATAACCTGTTGATGTAGCGTTAGTTACACCACCACGTCTTGTACCTGCCGGTGCAAACCATGGATAAGCAACTTGGTCATTTAATATCATTGTGCGTAGTGCCATATGACTTGGAGGAACAACAACGTTGTTGCCTAAATTATCACTTGAGAAGCCCCATGGATAGTACATACCTAGGTATTCATCACGGCTAACTGCACCATTGTCATTATCTTCGACTGCGCCAGCAACGTTAGTTGCCCACTCATTAAGTGATGTTGCATCTGGTGTTAGTCTTGCAGGTGTGTCGCCTACAACAAATGCTGTTAAACGTCTGTCGTAATTTAGTGCTACCATTTCACCAATTAGCTCTGGATAACCTGGGCAAGCAATTAAGTTAAACTGACGTGATTCTTCATCACGGATGTCTGTATTACTATTTACAGTTGCCTGTAGTGCTTGTACAATAGTCTTGCGTACTGCATGACGTCCAAATGTTCCTGAGCCATCTTCGTTATTGCCCGAAGCAGTAACCCAACGATGCGAATAATAACCGCTCATTGATTCGTCTTCAAGCGAGCCGCTGTTGCCAATTACTTGGAAACGACCATTATCAGCAGTTGTATCAATATAGTTGCGCTCAAAACGCTTAACATTAAATCCACTTCTGCGCATGTTCCATAGCAACATACCTTTTGGATATAGTGCCGGGTCCGGAGCGTCTGGGTCTAAATAATCGCTTGTTAATAGTTCTGCAATAGTGGCTGCTGCTGAGTTCGATCCTGCATCACTCCAACGTGCATCAGCAAAAAGTATACCTGCTTCTGTAGTTTGATCTGTACCGTCTCTTTGCACCCATTTAGCAAGAACTGCATTGTAAACATAAACGCCTGGATATGTTTCAATAGTTGAAGTATCAACCCATACATCGCCATCTACAAGTGCTGTGCCGTCAGTTTGTTCTACTGGCTGCGTTGCACTTACAATAGGTCCTGTTGCGTTTGTATCAGCATAGTCTGCACTAAAGTTTTGATATCCGACCCAGCCAGTTCCGTCATGAATCATAAGATCAACATCATCAACAACTGAACTATACCATAGCTTGCCATCTTCTGTTAAACTTGCTGGTGCATCTGGACCTGCTGTATAAGTTAGTTCTTTCCAGTTACTAATTACAAAATCATATCCAGTGTCGCCTGTTGGTGCTGTATAATAATTTTGAGTTCCACTTTTATTTGTATAGTTATATGCTGTAAACCCAATTAGTGCAAGCATTCCGCTTGTGTCTTTTACACGAATTTCTCCGCCTAATTTATGTTCAATAGTAAGTTTATTTGTACTGTCTACAAAAGCAACAATATTCTTAAATCCTACTGCATTAATTTCACCAGCAATTGTTTCAGCGTTTGCACTACCTGGAGTAGCAATTGTTACTGTAACTGTTTTTGCTGTACTAAATGATGCACTGTTTGCAACAGTTTCAATTAGATCAAATGTATATGTTGTAGCTGATAGTTGCGTAGCAACCTTTTCACTAACTGCTCTTGTAGAACCTGTTGCTGTGCGCTCAAAGATTTTAAAGTCAGCAATTGGATCAGCTGCTTCTTCAACATTTGTTTTTACATACAAATCGCCTTTTACTAATGCTGGGCCGCCTGTTTTATCTAAATCGTATATAGCACCTTGTGGCGTTGTATACATTGGCGCTGTTACATTTGCCCAAAGTTGTGTATCTGTACTGTACTGCTTAATTGCAAAATCTGCGCCACCATTTGGTTTGGTTGTTTTGATCCAAACTGAGCCGGTTGGAGCAGGTAATGTATCAGTTGATTTAAAACCAGGTACATTTGTATGTGGTTTTGTTTCTACACGAGGTGTGCTGTATGTTGCTTCAACAATGCCTAATACACCAGCATCTGATGCGCCGCCTGCTGCGCCAGTTAGTGTTCCACTAGCACCATCAATTTTAATTTTACCATCTGCAACAGAGCCATTTGATTCTGCAAGTGATGTGCCGTAAATTTCTAAGTAGCCATCAACTGCTGCTGCTGCAACT